GGGAGGCATCATGCTGTCATGGCTAAGAAGTTCGAAGCCATTGCGAACGGAACGCTTAAACGTTTAATCATCAACATGGCTCCTCGGCACACAAAATCGGAATTTGCTTCGTATCTACTTCCATCTTGGTTCTTGGGGAAGTACCCGGGGAAGAAGATTATTCAGTCTTCCAATACTTCTGATCTGGCGGTGAACTTTGGCCGGAAAGTACGAAATTTGGTGGGGTCGGAGCAGTATTCGACTGTGTTTCCTAACGTTTCTCTAAGACAGGACAGTAAGAGTGCTGGTCGCTGGGCTACTAACCAGAACGGCGAGTATTTCGCTATTGGCGTGGGAGGTACTGTTACGGGTAAGGGTGCTGATCTATTGATCATTGACGACCCACATTCTGAACAGGAAGCGGCTATGGCTTCTGGGAATGCTGATGTGTTTGATAAGACGTATGAGTGGTATACGTCTGGTCCTCGTCAGCGTCTACAGCCGGGTGGAGCTATTGTTATAGTGATGACCCGCTGGGGAGATAGAGACTTAACGGGACGGATCATCAAAGATTCGGTAATGAGAGGCAAAGGAGAAGAGTGGGAGGTAGTAGAGTTCCCAGCGATCATGCCAAGCGGGAATCCTCTATGGCCTGAGTTCTGGTCTTTAGAAGAGTTAGAAGCTCTTAAGGAAGAACTTCCTCCTGTTAAGTGGAATGCTCAGTACCAGCAATCTCCCACAGGAGAAGAGGGTGCTTTAGTTAAAAGAGACTGGTGGCAAGTATGGCAAAAAGAAAATCCTCCAGCTTGTGAGTTTGTCATTCAGTCTTGGGATACTGCCTTTACAAAATCGGAAAGGAGTGACTTCTCAGCCTGTACGACTTGGGGAGTTTTCCACTTAAATGATGATCCTAACGATGTAAACGTTATCTTGTTAGATGCGTTTCAAAAGCGTATGGAGTTTCCTGAACTGAAGGAAAAAGCCTATGCTCACTATATGGATTGGGAGCCGGATGCCTTCGTAGTTGAGGCCAAAGCGGCTGGTACTCCGCTCATATTTGAACTGCGGAGAATGGGCCTAGTTGTTTCAGAGTACACTCCCAGTAGGGGTAACGATAAGTTCGTTCGGCTCAATTCTGTTACTGACCTGTTCCGGTCTGGTAAAGTATGGGCACCAGAGACTAGATGGGCGCAGGAAGTAATTGAACAAATGGCATCCTTTCCGAATGGATCACACGACGACCTCGTGGACTCATCCACTCAAGCCCTTATTCGCTTTCGCCAAGGTGGCTTTATTCGTTTGAACACAGACGAAAAAGAAGACACAATTACGTTTCCTAGAAAAGCGTCATATTACTAAGGCATCAAATGAATTTTGACAAAGCACTGTATCAAGCCCCTCAAGGTCTGGAAGAAGAAAACGAGCCAGAAATTGAGATTGAGATTGTTGATCCAGAAGAAGTAAACATTGATCTGGAAATCAGTATTCTCAAAGACGGGATTGAAGATTTTGACGCCAACCTAGCTGAAGAACTAAGTGGATCAACACTTCAGTCCCTAGCTGGCGACCTTGAAGGCGACATTGATAACGACAGGAACAGCCGTAAGGATTGGGAAAAAACCTATACCGATGGCCTTAAACTTCTAGGTCTTCAGTACGAAGAACGTACTGAACCTTGGAATGGCGCTAGTGGTGTATTCCACCCAATGATCACTGAGGCAGTTGTCAGGTTCCAGTCAGAAGCAATCATGGAAGCCTTTCCTGCCGCTGGCCCAGTACGGACAAAGATTCTTGGCAAACAGACTCCACAGAAGCAAGAAGCTGCCGCTCGTGTTGAGGCAGATTTAAACTATGAACTGACAGACGTAATGCGGGAGTTTCGTCCTGAGCATGAAAGAATGTTGTGGAGTCTTCCTGCTGCCGGTTCGGCGTTTAAAAAGGTTTACTACGACCCTAATATGGGCCGTCAGGTATCTATGTTTATACCTGCGGAAGACATGCTTCTTCCCTATGGCACGACTGATTTAGATACAGCTTACCGTGTTACCCACGTAATGCGAAAGACCAAGAATGAAATCATCAAGCTACAGCAAGCTGGTTTCTATATGGACATTGAGCTACCAGACGCTCCTAAAAGCTACACCGACATCCAGAAAGCTAAAGATAAAGAGACTGGATTCAGCGATGTAAACGATGACCGTTACACCCTGTATGAATCTCACGTAGATTTGGACCTTGAAGGGTTTGAAGATTTAAACGAGGACGGAGAACCAACTGGGGTTTCTCTGCCTTATGTAGTTACCCTGATTAAAGGAACCAATGACATTTTGTCCATCCGAAGGAACTGGAAAGAAAACGATGACCTCCGGCACAAAAGGCAACACTTCGTTCACTACCAATACATCCCGGGTTTTGGCGCTTACGGCTTTGGACTATTCCACCTCATCGGCGGGTTTGCGAAGTCGGCTACCAGCATTATGCGACAGCTTGTGGACGCAGGCACACTGTCCAACCTCCCGGGTGGTTTCAAGACCCGAGGAATGCGAATTAAGGGAGATGACACCCCTATCGCTCCCGGAGAGTGGAGGGACATAGACATTGGCTCTGGGGTGATGCGTGACAACATCATGCCACTCCCATATAAAGAACCATCCAATGTTCTTTACACACTTCTAGGTAATATCGTAGAAGAAGGCCGAAGGTTTGCTGCCACCGCTGATATGAAGATCAGCGATATGTCGGCTCAAGCCCCAGTAGGAACCACGCTGGCGCTTCTGGAACGTCAGCTAAAGGTTATGTCTGCGGTTCAGGCTCGGATGCACTACGCATTTAAACAAGAGCTTCGCCTGCTGGCTGGGATTATTCGGGACTACACCGATCCTGACTATGACTACGATCCAGACAAAGGTGAGCGTAAAGCCAAGGTTGAGGATTACGAACATCTGGACATCATTCCAGTAAGTGATCCAAACGCAGCCACTATGAGTCAGCGGGTTGTGCAATATCAAGCGGTCATGCAGATGGCTGCAATGGCTCCCGCCATCTACGATATGCCACAACTCCACAGGAATATGCTGGAAGTTCTGGGTATTAAGGATGCAGATAAGCTGGTTCCTCTCCCAGATGACCAGAAACCTCTTGATCCAGTAACAGAAAACATGGCAATTCTGAACGAAAAGCCTGTTAAAGCATTCATGTATCAAGACCACAAGTCTCATATACAAGTGCATATGTCGCTGGTTCAAGACCCAATTGTTGCTGCTTCTATTGGTCAAAACCCCAAAGCTCAGGCTATCTCTGCTGCTCTTATGGCGCACGTAGCAGATCACGCTGGGTTTGCTTATAGGCAACAAATTGAACAGCAGTTGGGTATGTCTCTACCTCCGCAAGATGAGAAACTGCCTCCTGAGATTGAATTTGCCCTGTCTGGAATGATGGCTCAAGCAGCCAATCAAGTCCTCCAGACTAACAAAGCTCAACAGGCTCAACAGCAATCCCAACAGCAGTCTCAAGACCCACTGGTTCAGATGCAGATGCAAGATCAGCAGATGAAGATGCAGGACCAGCAACTGAAAGCGCAGATTGCCCAACAGAAAGCTCAACTGGAAACCCAGAAACTTCAGTTGGCTGCACAGAAGGTAATGCTGGATGCTGCTGCAAAACAAGATCAGATTGAGCTTGAGCAACAGAAACTTGAAGGACATCTGCAACTTGAGTCAATGCGTGTCGGCGCTCAGATAAATGAGAGCAAAGCCAAGATGACCGCACAGCAGGAAGAAGCAGGTATTCGACTGGGTATTGATGTGGCAAAAGAAAAAGCCAAGCAAGACCTTCAGGCTCGTACAACGGCTCTTAATGCAACGAAAGGTGAGATGTGATTCAAGACTTCGCTCGTGTATTGCGCGAAAAAATACGCACCGACATGAATAACTATGCTGATGATTTAGCTGGTGGAGCGTGTCGCACTTTTGACGAATACCAAAAACTCTGCGGGGTGATTCAGGGCCTAAGCCTTGCAGAGCGTCATGTAATGGACCTGCTTGAGAAAGTCGAAAAACTAGATGAGTAACATCATTCTGCCTCCCGGTATGGTTCTACCCGCAACCATTCAACCTAAAGAGCAACCCAAAGAGACTGATTCTCCAGAAGAGAAGGCGACACAATTGCCTGAACCGACTGGCTATAAGGTTCTTTGTATTGTCCCAGACGTATCCGACACGTTTGAAAACTCTGCTCTTATCAAGGCAGATGCGTTTCGCAAAACTGAAGAACACGCCACCACTGTGTTGTTTGTTTTGAAAGTTGGCCCCGACGCATACGGTGATAAAACCAAGTTCCCTAGTGGCGCATGGTGTAAACCGGGTGACTTCGTGCTTGTTCGTACCTACTCTGGTACGCGAATGAAAATCTACGGTAAGGAGTTCCGGGTCATTAACGATGACCAAGTTGAATGCGTTATCGACGATCCTCGCGGAATTACCCGCGCTTAATGGAGTAAAACATGCCAGATGAATTCAAGTTCCCAGATGAGATAGAACCAGAAGAGAAATCTGAAGGTGGCGAAATTGAAATTGAAATTGTTGACGATACTCCCGATAGGGATAAAGGCCGTAAACCTTTAGACAAAGCTGTAGAAGAACCTACAGATGATGAACTAGAGTCCTATTCGGACAAAGTTCGCAACCGAATCAAAGAGTTAACCCATGCTCGACACGATGAGCGCCGGGTTAAAGAATCAACGATGCGGGAAAAGCAGGAGTTGGAGCGCATGGCGCAACACCTTCTGGATGAGAACCGCAGGCTCAAAGGAGCAGTTGATAACGGCTCTAAACATTACGCTCAAACCATCAGGCAGGCCGCAGAGGCAGAGCATGAAATGGTTAAGCGTAAATACAAAGAAGCATATGAGTCAGGAGATTCAGACGCAGTTCTTGCAGCACAGGAAGCATTAACTGAATCCAAACTCAAGATTCAAGCTGCAAATAATTTTCGCCCTACCTCTTTACAAGAACAAGGAGATAGTGTAAAAATACAACACTCAGCACCTGAGCAAGTTAAACCGGACGAAAAGACACTGCGCTGGCAGGCAAAAAACCAGTGGTTTGGCACAGCAGGTTTTGAAGAAGTCACCAGCATGGCACTAGGGCTGCACCAAAAGCTAGTCAATTCGGGCGTTGACCCGCGATCAGATGAATATTTCGAGCAAATTGATGCTCGCGTAAAGTCTAAATTTCCAGAGGTATTTGGAGAGGAAGACAGGTCTAAGAATTCTTCAAAGCGTCCTTCGTCGGTAGTTGCTTCTGCGTCACGTTCGTCAGGAGTAAAGAAAGTCCAACTTAGTAGTACGCAAGTTGCGTTGGCTAAGAAGTTTGGATTAACACCGCAGCAGTACGCTGCTCAAGTAGCTAAATTGGAGAGTTAAGATGGCTGAAAATCGCACCCCTCGTGATATTACTTCACGCGAAAAAACTGCTCGATATGTATATACACCATCGAGTGCATTGCCTGATCCAACACCTGAGCCGGGTTATGTGTATCGCTGGGTAGCGACACACGTACTAGGACAGTCGGAACCTACTAACGTAAGTCGAAAGATGCGCGATGGTTGGGAACCTGTGAAGGCGGCAGACCATCCTGAACTGATGATTACTGGTCATGCAGTTACTGGCAACGTTGAAGTTGGTGGGCTTATGCTCTGCAAAATGCCCGAAGAACGGATGCAAGCTATGGCTGAATACTATGAGAAGCAAGCGTCAAATCAGATGGAATCAGTGGACAACCACTTGATGAGAAATAATGACCCGCGAATGCCTCTGTTTGCTGAACGAAAGTCCACAATCAGTCGCGGAAGCGGATTTGGTACAGGTTCTAAGTAAAGGAGTCTTAAATGGCTTATCCCGTTGTTGCGGCCCCATATGGGCTGAAGCCGGTGAATTTGCTAGGTGGTCAAGTATTTGCGGGTTCTACCCGCATGTACGAAATCCCCTACGCTTATGGCACCAGCATTTTCTACGGCGACTTCGTGTCGCTAACTCGCGGTCAGATTGCACGGGCTACCGTCGCCTCTGGCACTGGTCTTAACCAGACTGTCGGTGTGTTCCTCGGTTGTACGTACACCAATCCCACCACCAAGCAGAAGCTGTTCTCGCAATACTGGCCTGCTAGTACGCAAGCTGGTGATTGCATGGCCTATGTCTCGGACGATCCAGACGCAGTTTTCCAAGCTGTTGTGTGTTCGGCAACTACAGTTATTGCCTCCGGTGCTTATGCAATGGTTGGTCAAAATCTGTCGCTTATTAACAACACAGGCAGCACCAATACTGGCAATTCAGCAAATGCCATCTTGGCTCCTACTGCTACCCCAGTTACCACGACCCTCCCGGCTCGTGTAGTTGGTGTTGTTACTGATACGGCAGTTAACTTGGGTACGGCTGTTTTTAGTTCGGGTACAACTACCTTGACTGTCAGCGCCTTGCCCTTTGCCCTGCCTGTTGGTACCGATGTTGCTGTTTTGACTACTAACGGTCAACTGGCTCAGACGGGTTCGTTTGTAGCTACTGCCGCTACCGCAGGTGCTACGTCTGTTGTTTTGAACCAAGCAGCAACGTTCACTCTGAACTCAGGCGATTACGGTACGACCGTTGTATTCACCCAGTATCCAGAACTGCTCATCAAACTCCAGTTTGGTTTGCATGGTTACTACTCTGCAACTGGCGTTGCGTAAAGGACTAGATCATGGCTATCTCACGCGCACAACTACTGAAGGAACTCCTCCCCGGTCTGAATGCTTTGTTCGGTTTGGAGTACGCCCGTTACGGCGAAGAGCATAAAGAAATCTACGAAACTGAGAAATCAGAGCGTAGTTTTGAAGAAGAAACCAAGCTCGCTGGTTTCTCCGCTGCTCCAGTCAAAAACGAAGGCTCTGCCATTGCTTATGACAACGCTCAAGAAGCGTTTACAGCACGGTATAACCACGAAACCATTGCTCTCGGCTTCTCCATCACGGAAGAGGCTGTGGAAGATAACCTGTATGACTCACTGTCTGCTCGTTATACCAAGGCTCTGGCTCGTGCTATGTCGTACACCAAGCAAGTCAAGGCTGCTTCTGTACTGAACAACGGCTTCACCGCCAGCTACACTGGTGGCGATGGTGTTGCTCTGTTCTCTACGGCTCACCCCTTGGTCAATGGCGCTACCAACAGCAACCGTCCTTCCACCAATGCTGACCTGAATGAAACTTCTCTTGAGAATGCAGTCATTCAAATCGCAGCTTGGACGGATGAGCGCGGCCTGCTGATCGCAGCAAAGCCACGCAAGCTGATCATCCCGCCTGCTCTGATGTTCGTTGCTACTCGTCTTCTGGAAACCAACCTGCGCGTTGGCACCACAGATAACGACATCAACGCCCTGAAGAACAACGGATCGATCCCTGAAGGCTACACCGTCAACCACTTCTTGACCGATGCAAACGGCTGGTTCCTGACCACCGATGTGCCTAACGGTCTGAAGCACTTTGAGCGTACTCCTCTGAGCACCTCAATGGACGGTGATTTTGATACAGGCAACGTGCGTTACAAGAGCCGGGAGCGCTACAGTTTCGGATGGTCTGATCCGCTCGGGGTATTCGGAAGTCCCGGTTCGTCCTAAACAAAAATAGCAAGTCGCTATTTAACAGAGGGGCTTCGGCCCCTTTTGTTTATTCATTGTGCTATAATTTACCCTAGACCAATCAGATAAGGGTAAGTATGACAACTACTAGCACGGTGCAGCAAGGCATCTACCAGATTGTAAATATACAAAATGATCATTTTTATATCGGAAGTTCTGTTAACTTACACCGCCGTAAAACACGACATTTTTCAGAGCTTAGAACTAATAAACACAACAACAAGCATTTACAAGCGGCGTGGAACAAGTACGGAGAAGCCAGCTTCCGGTTCAATGTTGTGGAACTAGTGGCTCAAAAAGACGTTTTGCATGTAGCGGAAGATCGTTGGCTTGCAGCGCATGTTGGTAAACAATACTGTTACAACGTTGGGAGGGCTGCAATATCTCCAATGCTTGGTTTGTGTGGACCGCTAAGCCCAACATGGGGATACAAACATACACCAGAGGCGCGTGAAAAAATAGCTACCGCCAGTAGTGTTCGCATCCAATCCAATGAAGAGAAATTTAAACGTCGAGAAACTATGCGTGGCACTCAGAAAACTGCCGCTGTACGCGCCAAGATCAGTGCAACCCTATCTGGCGAAGGCAATTTCTGGTACGGCAAAGAACGCTCAGAAGACTTCAAGGCAAAGATACGTAAGTCTGTGGTAGTGACAGATGCAGCAGGCGTAGAGACAATCTATCCTAGTGTTCAGGCTGTACGAGAGGCTTTGCAGCTTAAGCCGCCTACGGTTAACCGGGCATTGAAGTCAGGTATGGCACTAGTTCGTGGACCTCACATAGGCTTATCTTTCAAATACCGCCCCTTAAACGTTTAATGGTATTATTTGTTTGTTGGTGGATGCGTTTCCATACGTACCGCTTTCGCGTTAGCGGAGAACCATGAGAGACATTATTGGGAAATCAGCGCCCAACACCAACAACTAACACGCATAAACGTTTATTGCATATTTAAATAATATGTGGTATAAACAATTCAACCCGGGCCTTCCGGTGCATCAAACTGTCCCGGCAGACGACATACCGATTGATGCACTTAACTTGTATGTAAGGAAATTATCATGGGATTCGCAACTCATCTCGGCCCTTGGCTGCTCGGAACCGT